CCTGGCGCGCCACAGCGGCCCCGCGCCGGGGGGGCGGGAGCCGAATGGGAAACACGACTCCTCCACCAGCTACGCGATATCGGATACGACATAGAACGCCTTCACCTCAACGGCCGCGAAGACGAAGGCGACCTCATCCTCACAACCGGCAATCACACATATGTGATAGAAGCAAAAGCTGGCCAGCAGCATTTAGCCCAATTCGTCAAAGAAGCCACCACCGAGGCACGTAACTACGAAACACACCGAAACAAAACCAGCCAGTCCACTATCGGACTCGTCGTGATGAAACAGCGCAACAAGCCATGGAGTGAAGCCTATGTGGTATCAACCCTCGCAGAACTCCTCCCACACCTCTGACACCTGCCGCCTCCTCGACACCTACCAGATACGGTACAACCCGTCCAGGAACGAGCAACACATCCTCTGCCCACTCCACGACGACCACCAGCCCTCCATGAGCATCAACCTCACAAAAGGAGTCTGGTACTGCCACACATGCGGTGTTGGAGGAGGCCTCGCCAAACTACAACAACGATTAGAAGAAGAAAACCCGAATGTACGACAGCATACGCCCATACAACATTGCGGAACGCCGCCGAATCCAGAAAGCCTCGGCCCTCTACGAAACCCACCTCGAAAACATACTCGACCTGCTCTCAGCAAGAGGCATCAGCGAAGAAACAGCCCGCTACCACCACCTTGGATACATCGACAATGACCCCATACCAGGCCATGAAAACTACAATCAGTGCATCACCATCCCCTACATGTACCCCGTTTGGGGGCGGCCAGCCGAAATACGAAAAATGCGTTTCCGCTGCTCACTCCCGCACGACTGCAAAACCCACAACCACCCCAAATACCTAACCCCGGCAGGAGACACAGGCTCCATCTACAACATGGCCGCCATGGCCAACCCGGCAGCCGAAATGCACATTTGCGAAGGCGAATTCGACTCCATGATCCTCGAACAATGCGGATGGCCGGCCGTAGCCCTACCCGGCGCAACCTCGTGGCAAAACTTTTGGACCAAATTCTTCGAAGGCTACGACCACATCTACATCTGGTCAGACCCAGACCCCGCGGGAGACAAGATGGCCCAAACCCTCCAAACCGCACTCCCCCAAGCCATCCACGTGCCCCTCACCCTGGGGGATGTCACAGACACCTACCTGCAGGAGGGCAAAACAGGGTTGACACAAGCACTAGACACTGTGCTACAGTAAAACCACACAAGCAATCCACACAAAAGAAAGGCATATAAAACATCATGGATCCCCTCGACACGTGCCCCATCCCCGGCCGCCGCGACACAAGTAAGGCCGCTAGGAGGCGCATCCGCCTCGCCATCTGTGCAGAAAAATGGGCAGACGGTGAAGACCCACTGCATATCATGCACACCTGGGGCACCACCTATGATGGGATGCGATCCATGATCCGCGCCAACCCTGACATTAAACTACCCGACGACATGGCCAAACGTTTGCACAAAGTATGCCGGGAAGCCTACCCCAAAAACCAGCCCCACAGGCACCGAAGCGGATGGGACCAGTACGAGAAGGAATACTACACCCACGAAATCCTCTTCCTCGACCAATTCAACATCCCAGCCATAGAAATATTGGACCGGCTAGACGTGTCATGGACAATGTGGAAACAAATCATCACCGAAAACCATCTCACCCGGCTACAAGACGCAACCTACAATGCGTGCCGCTGGCACTATCTGAAACAGCAACACCCCGACTGGACCGACCAGGACATCACACAAGCCCAACACGCCGGGAACAACACCTTCAACCAGTTCCTGCAAGACGAGCCGGTACTATCGTGAGCATCACCTTCAAACCCACCACCAAAAATCGGCAAGCCATCCGCGACATCATCGCCCAAGAAACACTAAACAGCGACACAGATGTTACAGACGACACACTCAACAACATTATCGAATACTGCTGGAACACCTTCACAGAAAACAACCGTTACGCCGTCGCGGCACAATACTGGCGAGGACAAAACCCGCCCGACCAGCAGCACCAGCGCATACTAGTCGGCTACTACAAAACCATAAAACAGGCAGAAAACGCCGCCAAACAATTCCACTGGAACACACGGCTACAACAACAATGGAAAACATGGATACTACCCGTACACAACGGCACCGTATCCGAACACTTCACCAACCAGAAAACACTCTTCGACACACAAACCAGCAACCAGGATGACAGTGTACTGCCCGAGCACTTGCGTGACGTCATGTGCGGCAAAACACTCAACCACACAGACGGCACCATCACATGGTGCACCCGCAAACCAGGACACGACGGCGACTGCCGCACCGGATGGCAGCCCACCACACAACCCCTAGGATATCATGGCAACAAAAACTGAAACCCTTATTCAACACTACGGCAACAAGGCTGCCGACGTGCTCGCCGACAAAACCATCCCCGCCACACAGCTAGCCCGAATGCTCACTGAAGCCGGATACCCCATCTCCGCCACCGTTATTAAAGATTATCGCCGCAAACAAACCAACACCCAGAAGGAGGAGGAAAACCAGTGATAGACAATATTGACCGGCTCCTCACACAGCTAGCCAACCACGACAACGCCATCGACACCATTAATGATGATCTAGCCAACGGAACCGTGCGCCGTACACGCATCTCCGAATGGACCTTACCGAACGGGGAAACAGGCCGATCCGTACAAAAAATCATCGACCACCAACCCGCAACAGACCCATATCCTGTAGATGAACTCGTAGCTAAGCTAGCCGACTGGCAGCCACCCACAACAGACAACACCACAACAGACAGTAAAACCGCATTCGTCATCGGGGCAGGCGACTTCCAAATAGGCAAAGGCATCCCCGGCGGAGAAACCAGCCGATTCGCCGACGACTATTTGCGCTCCCTCACCGCTGCAAAACACTACTGGCAGCAAGCCGGCAACCCCGAACGAGTCCACATCGCCTTCCTCGGCGACATGATCGAAGGATACGTGTCACAAGGAGGCAACAACGCCTGGCGCACACAAACACCCTTGACGGAACAAATCAGGCTCACCCGCATGGCCATGATGCAACTCGTCCACATGTTCGACCACTGCGCCAACGTCACCGTAACCTCCATCCCCGGCAACCACGGTGAAGCAGTACGCTTCGGCAAAGGAGTCACCACCTACGATGACTCCTTCGACGTGGACTGCTGCCGCGCCATCGCAGAAGCCTACCAGCTCACCAACCAGTATCCCAACATCCACTTCCACTTCCCTGAGCGGGACGAAATGACCACCACCGTCGACGTGGCAGGCACACAAATCCTACACGCCCACGGACACCAATGGCGCAACAACCAACACTACGAATGGTGGCGCGGCCAAGAATTCCACAACGGCACCACATCCCATATACTCATGGCAGGGCACCGGCACCACCTAGAAATCTCCGAGCAAGGCACACGCACCTTCATCCAATGCCCATCCATGGAAGGAGAATCCGTCTGGTACCGGCACCGCACAGGCACCACCGGCAACCCCGGACTAGTGTGCTACACTATAAACAACAAAACACCAAACAACTATCAGATAGCGAGATGAAATAGTGCCATGAGCAGACGACCAACAAAAGCAGACCTGGCCACCACCGCATCGTGGGGATGGGCCACAAACCATCATCTCCGCACACTCAACCGGGCATGCACCAAAACAGCCGGACACTACCCCGCAATCAGTGCAGACGACCTGTACCAAGACTCCCTACTATATATTGCGGTGCGGGAACAATACCACAACCTAGACAACAAACACTATACCAAAATGTGCTACAGGGTAGCCAAACGGCTAGCCAACCAAACCATACAACACCTAGACCAACCGAAACCTTTATCCGATATTATTCATCTAGCCGACAACCAAACCAGCAACTAAAAGGAGAACCCCTCATGGTCACAACCATCCTCGACGACGGCACCCAAACCACCAGGCTACAAACAGTAGGCACCACCACCACAGCAATCATCACCAACACAGAAACACCCGAAACCATCACCGCCAAATACACCATCGCAAAAGACGGCACAGCCACCTACAGTATCAGCGGAAACACCTACCTCGGCGACCACCAACACATTATTAAACTCATGTACGACTACTGCCACTGTGTGGGACGATTCGACACCACCAACACCAGCAACCCAGACAACCTCGACAACCTGTTCAGGGGATGACACATGAACCGGACCTACACCACAGCCGACATCATCCAAGCCGCCCAATGGATCTGGAACGGCGGCCCATGGAAACCGAGTGTTGAACCAGGAATGCCACCCCCACCAACCGCGCCACAACACCACGGCAACAACATTGCCACCATGATCGATTTGCAGCTAGCCATCGACGACTACACCCTCACCTGCCAGCCATCCAAACAGCGAAAACATTTGGCACGGTTGGCAGCATTCAGGGAAGTATACGGGTATGACCAAACCTATTCGGTGGCAGCCCAACGACTCGGGGTGACAAGACAAACCGTGAAACAGTGGGCAGACCAAACACTCATCACCCTCACAGGCTACGCAAACAGTAGATACTATCCAGACGGCAACGACGACAGCACAGGGATGGGATAAAACCATGAACAACACACACAATATCCCCTACACCGCCCTCAAAACAGTAGTACACCGTATCATCCAACAACAGCCCACCAACATGCAGCAATTGGAAAACATTGTTGGTGGTGTCGAAAACCAGTACCGTGTACCAATCTCACTCGACAATGTGAACCTTACCGTCGAAGAAGTCAGCCTCGACGATCTTGCTATCGATCAGGATACGCTAGACGAGTGCAGCGAAATTTTGTGGTGCTGCGACAGTGCAGGATACCCCACAAACAACAGCAACACCAGTGGCATTCCAGACGACACGCGGGTAAGCCAGGAAGCCATAGATTGGCTGGCAGGAATCGCATACCAAACCAAACTACTACGATCGTCGGCCGACGATATCATGCGGTCTATCACCTGCCACCGCGACAACCACAAAAATGTTATCGGCCAGGATGTTCTAGATCAGGCCAACGATACTATCTTCGCCTGCCTCCACCTGTATCAGATGCTCGAAGAAACTATAGACAACAACGAATCATAGAATACTATAGATACAAAAATAGTGCCCCAGCGGTAACCACCACACGATCGTGGCAGCACCGCTGGGGCACACACACATATTCAATTATGCAACAGTAGACTCTACCGTACCAACCTCAGACTCGGCGGCACGCCTCGGCACATAGCCGGCAACATTCGCATCATCTGTCGGCTCAATCATGCCAGGATCCGACACATCCACCGAGTGCGGCTCAACCATGCCCCCATCGTCGGGTGGAACAAGCCCAGCATCAACAGGCGTCACCTTCGGCTTGCCAGCCACAAACGACGGGCTACCAAACGAGGTAGCAACCGACAGTATTGCAGCAACCCCGGCCGTAATCAGGGCAGACTCCCACGGCAAACCGCGAAACGACTCCGCAGTATACGTGACACCCGCCGTCACACCCAACACAGCAACAAACGTTTGAATAAAAGTTTTCAGGGCACGCTCAAACAAGCCCAACCAAAACTGTTTACCCACAACAAACCACCATCACTTTTTCAAACCGTTGACAGTAGACTCCAGCCTGTCAATACGGCTACGACACTCCAGCACGTAATACCAGACACTCCACAAAGCATCCTTAGTGCGCCACAGCTTCCCCGTCACCGGATTCTTCACCCACGACAGGGCATCCACACGTTTACCCAAATCACCATTCTGTACCTGTACCACACCAACATCATGGTGCAGCTTATTCACCGAACCAGTAAGCTGAGCAGACAATTGTTTAATCTGATCATGTAAAGCTTTCACATCAGCCACAGTTAACTCCTCACTATCTCCACTGCCGCCGCAGACGACGGCCATAAACCTGTCCCACGGAAACCACGGCCCAGGATCGTCATGATCCGACTGATGCCACGCATCCGTAACATCCACATGCCCGCACACACCCCGCCTGCCAGCCTTCAAATCAGCCACCGAAAGTTTCCTCTTCGGAACACCATGCTTGTCACACAACTGCC